TTTAAACCTGTATAACTTGTATTGTGTGCCCTGAAGTAAATACTCTGGTCTGAATATCGAATTCAACTATGTCGGCACCCTGGATGTCGTGTCGTTCTATCAAAGAACAAAATTCATCTAATGGATTTGCAAATCCAAATACTGCCCCTGGTGAATCAGACTGTGTTACATCACCCATCAAAACCAGTGTGCAATGTTTACCAATCCTGGTTGACATCATCTTCAATTCTTCTGTGGTTAAATTTTGACTCTCATCAACCAGGATTATTGAATCATCCCATGAACTTCCACGAATAACTTCTAACGGAACTGTCTCAATGTTCTTGTGTTTGATGTGACAATCATATTCGCCTTCGCCAATAATTTTCTTGATGACGGATGTAATCGGTGCAACCCACGGCGCCATCTTTTCCTCAATTGTTCCTGGGAAAAATCCAATGGATTTTCCAGTGCCAACATTCGGCCTGGTCACTATGATTTTTTCTATATTTCCATGATGTAATTCTATTGCAGCATATGCTGCAGCACAAAATGTTTTTCCAGTTCCAGCAGGCCCTGTACAAACCACGACTGAATTTGTTTTTAGCGCATTAATGTATTCTGATTGCACCTGAGTCTTTGGTTCAAGTAATTTATCGATGTCCCTTTTATGTTGTTTGTTGACTGTGCGTTTAACCGGTACTTCGGGTTTCTGGCGCGACATTATATTCTCCTTATGGGGTCCAAGAATTTTTATCAATCAAATCTTTCATTTCATCTTTTTTGGTTTTTCTCTTTGCTGTAATTTTTTCAGGATAGAGAACTCCAGTGTTTTCGCTCAGATATTCAGATGCTGCCAACATCCAATTTTTGGAATATCCAGCTCTTTCTATCTTTCCAAGAGTCATATTGCAGGTTGCACACAATACACCTCGTATGAATTTATTTTTGTGATCGTGATCTAGTGACCTGTTTGTATTCTTTTCATTCAACAAATCCTTGTCACAAATTTTGCATCGATGATTTTGTACATCTAACAAGACTTGCCTGAAATCGTTTTTGTGCTTTGGCTTGAGCCACTTCATCCCAGAATTAAGCAAAGTTTCTAATTGCTTTTCTAACATATAAAAAAATACCCCTAGGCATTACTGCATAGAGGTATTTATAAGGCCCATCTTCTTTTTATTTTTTTCGCGGCTTATTTTTTGAAGAGGGCTTCCGCTTTTCTTGGTTCACTGGACGATGTCCATTGGCCTCAAATGCTGCCCAGCCATCCCATACCTCATTTAGTGACAAGGCAGGAACATTATGAAGATACAACACTTTCTTTGGATCATTCAAAAGACGATTTTGATTTGCCTTGCTGAATGCTGCAGCCCATTGGGTAAATTTACCCCATGGAGACAAACGACCTGACAACAGGTTTTGTGAACGATTGTGCGACAATTCACCTTTTTCATTTTTGCAAACCCACGAATCCAATCGAGCTTTCTTTCGAACTGGCTCTTTACGCGGCTTCAAGTTTGCAACATTTTTCATTGCATCTTGTGCCTGGGTATCATTTGGTTGCAACTTCAGATGACGCTCAATTTTGCGCTTCTTGTTTTTGTTGAATTTCAATGAAGCTTTGTAAGCTGCATATGAACCCTTGCCATTTTGTGATACTTTTTTAACGCCCATTTTATTTCACCTTATTCAAATACTGCTGGGATAGATTTTTCTGCCATTACTGCATAACGTACTTCTTTTGCTTTGCCTTTCCAATCCAGATATCGCATTGCGCCTGCATTCAATGGAAGACAAATGCGCATGCCGGCACGGATAACTTTACAATCAGGACCAACACCAACTACAACACCATCAGTTGGAATCTCAGGCACAACATCTTTAGCCAGGATGATACCACCTTCAGAAACTTTCTCAGCCTTTGCTGGCAATGCGTGACTTACGTCTACGATAACATTATCAAATAGTGCTAATGGTAATTCTGACATCATTTTACTCCAAATTTGGTTTTGAATTGTTTGAAAGACAAGGTTTTGAACTTTCTGTATTTTGTGGACCACTGACTAGAAGCCCTTGGACCAATGATTGAACCTGTTGATCCAGATGGACACCAATGAGCAATCATTTTCTCGTTAAAAATGAAATAATACTGCTGTGGGAGTGGCACGTCATATGTTGACATGTCCTCTTCGAGAATACTAATCTCATCATTAATATCAAGATCTTCAATATCAGCAATGAATTTTTTGAGATTTGTGTACTGAATGGCCATCAGTCCTCACCAACTCCGATTACAATATCAAGTGGCAAGTTAGAAGTGTGAATCGTTTTGATTCGGTCTAACGTGATTGAACGCCAACCATTATTTTCAGTGTCCCACACATTGATGACGCCCGGATTCACCTTTCTAACTGGTTTTGCTTGTACTGCTTCAAAAGTACCAGTGACAATTGTATTCACTACTTCAGGTGCTGGTAAAATCGCAGCATCTTTAGTAGCCTTGATAATTCGGTTTGTGCCATCGGCCTTTGTGAATTCAATTTCAAGTATGCTATGTTGCATCACTTCATTCAGATAATGCTTTAGCAAATCGGTTGTTGCAAACATCAGTTGCATTATACTTTCTCCGAAATATGAGTGATCTTTATTCCTGCTCTGATAAAAGCATCTTTCCAATTTTCTGGATTCTTGTCATACACATCATCATATACAACTTCAACAATGCCTGACTGAGCGATATTCTTAGTACATTCTTGACATGGCGACAAAGTACAATACATAGTAGCACCATTAATTGCTAAACCATGTTTTGCTGCAAAAATAATTGCATTCATTTCTGCATGAATTTCATATGCAGTTGAAAACTTGTTGTGTTCTGCTCTTGCATCTGGATAAAGATACGGTGTACCAATGGTGTGTAATTCATTTTTGGGAAAGTCTACACGAAGCCCCCACATATCAGGTCTTACGTGTCGACCATGCAAATCACAACAATTCACTTGTCCAGAAGCAGTGCCATTATATCCATGAGAAATAATATGGTCTTCCTTGACCACGACAGCACCCACTTGGATCGATACACATTTGCTTTGTCTTGCAAAGGCTCGTGCACAATCCATAAAAACTTGAGGGTTCATAATGTATCTCTTCAGTGTATGTAATTATTATATCACATCAAATTGTCATTCTAAACATTAGCTGCCAATATCAACCATTTCACAAACAGTTCCTGTGCATGCAAGTGCCTGGGTTCCTGTAGTGGTATCTTCAAGTTCATACTTGATGAGTCCTGACCAATCAACACCTTTTGGCATTGCATCTACCAGGCTTTCCCATTTCATTTCATCAATCTCTTCATAAGGAGCTTGTTGATATGCATGATCAGAGCGTGGTAAGAAACTGATGCCACTGATGGAATCGAAGTTATCCCATACCCATTGGCCAACACCCAGGAATTCATCATCACTATAGTAAATTGTTACACTGGCACTATGTTCACACCAATGATCTTTGAAGGTCTTCCAGTGCTCAAGTTGTTCAATGGCACTGCTGTGATCTTTATTGACCTGAGTTGGTGACTTCATTGGGAAGGCAAATACCACATTAGATGGATTTGTAACATCATCTTCACATGGGAATCCAGCATCTCGCATGAATGTACACAATGGATCTTTTTTGTCGCCACGTACACGACGAATATAGAACTCAGCAAAACGATCATGCAAACCTGATGCAGAATCTACAAGTTGTGAAACAGTTCCACTTGGTTTTACTGTAGTTGTTGCAGCGGCCTGGTTGATACCACATTTTCTAGCCCATACTTTATTGACTTCAATTACATGAGTCTTTAGTATTTGCAGCAATTCAGTTTTTGCTTCCTGACCACATCGGCCTGATAGAATATCATGATCACGCACGCCGGTCATCGACACGCCCAACAAACATTCTTCTTCGGCATTCTTTTTCCATACTGAACGAATATATGGGAAGTCTGTAAGTGTTGCCTGGATGGTACCAAGAATTGCAGCCATTTCAGCTTTCGCTTTTAGCTGTTCTAGTGAATCACCATGTCTCACAACAATTTCTGTAAGATTACAAAATCCACAAGGACGTAAAAGAATTTCTGCACACGGATTAATACCAAAATCAAAATCTGCATCGCGACGGCCAGTTTTTATTGCTTGTTTCTTGGCAGCAACTCTGTTGAAAATTCCACGCTCACCGACTTTGGATTCATATAATGCAAACCACTCTTTTGTGAACTGTTGAAATTCTGGTTTTTCGGTGTAGCACACTGAGTTATTTGCTAATGAACGTTGAGATTCTGACAACCAGAATTGTCCTTTCTTAGCATCTCTCATGCGCTCATCAGAAAGATTTGACAGAGAGATCATTGCAGAGCGGCGAACGCCACCAACTACAACTACCTCACCAATTTTACACATAATGTCATGGCATTCAAGAGAATTCAATTTTCTGCCACGTGCTTTCTTGAATGTCTCAGTAGTAAAACGAAATAATGAATCAAGTGGATCAGGGCCAGATGCACGACCACCAAAAGTTTTAAGACGTGCTCCAGCAGGTCTTACAGAACTCATGTCCCATTTTGGAATTTGTCCGGTATACAACATTGCAATCAATTCACGCAATGCCTTTGCCCAACCTTTTTTGCTGTCACCAACTTTTATTGTAGTATCGGTTGGATGGAATTCTTCTGCAACTTCTGGAAGTTTTGCAATATATTGACGTTCGACAGAAAATCCAACCCCAGTACCATTCAATGATATGTACATAGCCTCATCAAAGGCCCGTGGGTGATCAATAGGAAGGTAGCTGCAGTTATATCCAGCTATGTTGCACTTCTCCAACGCTGGACCAGCCGTCATGAGTGCTCTCATTGATGGCATTGCTTCAAGATTTAGAATTGCGCTGCGAAGTTTTGGCCAGACATTTGCTGGGAGTTGTTTCAGATTTTCTCTGCTCGAAAAGAATCCTATGTAACGATCAACAGTTTCTTCCCATGATTCTCTACGATTTTTATCATCTAACCATCTAGCATATCGGCTTAATGCTATGAACTGGCTGTATTCTGGATTACTAGTGCTTTTGAAATAATTTGCTGAAGTCATGGGGCCGCCTGTTTATGTGATTATTCTTTTGATGCGTTTTTCATTTGTTCTGCTCTGGCTTTATCAGCTTCAGCCTTTTCTTTTGTATCGAGAAACTTTTTCAATTCAGGATACCCAAGCTCCATTTCTTCTGGTTCGAATGGAACTATTACCACATTTGAAAGTCTATCTTCCCATGCTTTATCTAAATCTTTGATAGATCGCATAATTCTTTCCTCTTTCAATCTGTATGAAAGAGTTTTTGCATTGACTGCAATTTCATGCTCAGGATCAAGTAATATCAACGTTTGGAGACGCTTATCTGTGATGATTTGATCACATTGCTTGATGTATGATTCGACTTCTAAGTCGGTCATATCTTCGATTTTTAGTTTTGTCATTAGTGAATAGACCTTTTGAGGTGATACATTTCAATTTGTGGGTATGTTGGTATTTCAGGAATTATCGTTTTGCTTACCAATGATGAAGTCTGAATGATGAAGTGCCACAAATCC